ATGGCACTGAATATTCCATTCAGAAATGCGTACTATCGTTTTGCATCCAGTTACTCATTTCTCTTTTTTATTTCCTGGTCGCTGTGGTGGTCGTTATACGCTATTTGGCTGAAAGGACATCTAGGGTTGACAGGGACGGAATTAGGTACACTTTATTCGGTCAACCAGTTTACCAGCATTCTATTTATGATGTTCTACGGCATCGTTCAGGATAAACTCGGTCTGAAGAAACCGCTCATCTGGTGTATGAGTTTCATCCTGGTCTTGACCGGACCGTTTATGATTTACGTTTATGAACCGTTACTGCAAAGCAATTTTTCTGTAGGTCTAATTCTGGGGGCGCTATTTTTTGGCTTGGGGTATCTGGCGGGATGCGGTTTGCTTGATAGCTTCACCGAAAAAATGGCGCGAAATTTTCATTTCGAATATGGAACAGCGCGCGCCTGGGGATCTTTTGGCTATGCTATTGGCGCGTTCTTTGCCGGCATATTTTTTAGTATCAGTCCCCATATCAACTTCTGGTTGGTCTCGCTATTTGGCGCTGTATTTATGATGATCAACATGCGTTTTAAAGATAAGGATCACCAGTGCGTAGCGGCAGATGCGGGAGGGGTAAAAAAAGAGGATTTTATCGCAGTTTTCAAGGATCGAAACTTCTGGGTTTTCGTCATATTTATTGTGGGGACGTGGTCTTTCTATAACATTTTTGATCAACAACTTTTTCCTGTCTTTTATGCAGGTTTATTCGAATCACACGATGTAGGAACGCGCCTGTATGGTTATCTCAACTCATTCCAGGTGGTACTCGAAGCGCTGTGCATGGCGATTATTCCTTTCTTTGTGAATCGGGTAGGGCCAAAAAATGCATTACTTATCGGAGTTGTGATTATGGCGTTGCGTATCCTTTCCTGCGCGCTGTTCGTTAACCCCTGGATTATTTCATTAGTGAAGTTGTTACATGCCATTGAGGTTCCACTTTGTGTCATATCCGTCTTCAAATACAGCGTGGCAAACTTTGATAAGCGCCTGTCGTCGACGATCTTTCTGATTGGTTTTCAAATTGCCAGTTCGCTTGGGATTGTGCTGCTTTCAACGCCGACTGGGATACTCTTTGACCACGCAGGCTACCAGACAGTTTTCTTCGCAATTTCGGGTATTGTCTGCCTGATGTTGCTATTTGGCATTTTCTTCTTGAGTAAAAAACGCGAGCAAATAGTTATGGAAACGCCTGTACCTTCAGCAATATAGACGTAAACTTTTTCCGGTTGTTGTCGATAGCTCTATATCCCTCAACCGGAAAATAATAATAGTAAAATGCTTAGCCCTGCTAATAATCGCCTAATCCAAACGCCTCATTCATGTTCTGGTACAGTCGCTCAAATGTACTTCAGATGCGCGGTTCGCTGATTTCCAGGACATTGTCGTCATTCAGTGACCTGTCCCGTGTATCACGGTCCTGCGAATTCATCAAGGAATGCATTGCGGAGTGAAGTATCGAGTCACGCCATATTTCGCTATCAGGATTCTGTGTGATGGTTACATCGCCCGGCCCAGGGCTGTTTAGTCATCAGCGCTTTCTGACAGTGCTGAGATTTCAACCTGTTGCAGTAAAAATGAGTAGATATAAGGCAAGTGTGCTGCCAAACCCATCTTTTACGGGGTGAAGGTAGATTTCGTTTGAAGGGTATCTGGTGTCCCCTGCAGACATCTACTTGACGCGGCAGGGGATTGATTAGAATGGTGTTTTTTAGGTGTGAGAAATATTTTACCCGCTATTTTACCCATTGGCGCGGCTTAAGAGCTTATTTTTGAATTCACAATGGTCACGATATAACCATCTTGCTCGCCCGTGGATAACTTTGGCTTTAGGCAGGTCGCCGGACTTAATCCGGTCATAGATGAAGGTTTTACCGAAGCCAGTATCGGCCATGATGAATTTCAAATCAACCAGTGAATCAGGCTGTAGTTCGTGTTGCATGAGTGCTATCTCCAAATAGGGAATCGAACCTGCAAATCAGGCAATAAAAAACCGCCATCAGGCGGTTTGGTGTTCTTTCAGTTCTTCAATTCGAATATTGGTTACGTCTGCATGTGCTATCTGCGCCCATATCATCCAGTGGTCATAGCAGTCATTGATGTTCTCTGCTTCGATAACTCTGTTGAATGGTTCTCCATTCCATTCACCTGTGACTCGGAAGTGCATTTATCATCTCCATAAAACAAAACCCGCCGTAGCGAGTTCAGATAAAAGAAATCCCCGCGAGTGCGAGGATTGTTATTGTCTTTTCTTCGTGCATTTGTCGCACTTTCGGCACCATCCAGATAGGCACATCCGTCCGCAATTAACACATATAGGCCACATCATTTTTCCTCTTTTGGTTTATGAATCTGAATGGTTATGCCGCTTTGAGTGGTGACTACAATGACAGAACCAGGCTGAAGACTGTTAAGATTGAATGCTTCGTAAAACGAATCAAAGGCCAGCGCTTTTTTATTCTTTCGGTTCCACCAACGCCATCCCTTGCTACAGGCTACACTGACAATCCACTGTCCACTCCTGTAAGCCATATAAAACCAGATGAGCAAAACCTGAAGGAAGGCTATCCAGTCAATAATCGTATATTTCGCGAAGGAGTCCATCATTTCGCCTCCTGCGGCGGTTCTGGTAGCGGCATCCAGTGGGTTACTCCATGCCATATACCAGTTAAGGTTTCAAACCTTGGCTCTCTGCCTTTCTGTGTCTTGGCATATTCATTCCTTGTATATACGCATTGTCTAACTGCATATCCATTCCATCCAATAACTGTTTGTCTAATTTCAGGCATTCGCTCACTACAGCTTATCCAACCATCCGGAGTTACCGGAGAGTTGCCATCCAGCGCGTTCAACTTGTAAGCCTGGCTTACAGGTTCGGCACTATGAAGCATGGCAGCGCGGCAGGCGTTCCAGCCTTGAACCTTAGCTATTGCCACAACTGCATCGGTAAAGAACATTCTCGCGGTATCTGGCTCCGGCATTTCATCCGGCACAGCTTGCTGCGGTAACTGTGGTACAGTCAGTGACTCCAATTCAGCGATACGCTTCTCTGCGGCTTCCAGTTCATCAAGCAGCGCCAAGACGGTAGCCGGATTGGCTGCAGCGATGAATTCAGCATTGGCCTGCTGTTCCATTTGGAAATCTTCATCGAAACCGCTTTCAGGATGCGCTCCTTCAATTATGCAAATAGGAAGATATCCAACAACTTCACGATGAATTAGCGCATCACCAGCATCAAGTTTCTCCTCTCCATATTCGAGCGACCACACACCACACGTTGCTTTCTCTGCCTTTTCACGCAGTGCCTGATAATCAATCTTGCTCACTGGTTGCCTCCTTTGCGAAGCTGGGCGGCGAATTTCTGTGCCTCTTTCTGGATGAATAGCTTTTCGCTGAAGTTATGGTACTGACCGAACATCTCCACGCCCTGCGCCCGAACTTCAGCCATGAAGGCGTCGGTGGCTGGGTGCTCTGTCTGGCTATGCATTGCCCATTCAGATAAGTACTCGAAGCAACGGCGAAACTCCTGCCAATCACTGCACATGTTTAGATTTCCGCCTTCACACTCGAACTGGTAATTCTCTAAACGGTCTGCAAACGCTATGCCATTCTCGATGGCACCAAGTGGAATATCAGACTTCATCCCCGCATTCTCTGCCGTAAGCGCCGCGCACTTGGCCTCAAGGTTATCAATCGTGATTCCAGCAGAACGACACTCCCGCAACGCCGTTTCCAGTTTTGATTCAAGTTCACCGAACTTACGGACAAGATATTCAGCGTTTGTTTCGTTAACCTTTAAATCTCGTGGGATGCATTTACCTTTCAGAAAACCATCCATCTCAATTAGTGACATTTGTTTCATTTCTTCCCACTCCGCCACATCGCATTCAGATATTTGTTGTCATTAACAGAACCGAAACTCTTTCTCTTAAGCAATTCCTCTCTCGATGGCATTGGCTTTACGCGTTGGCGAATAATCATTTCTGCCGGAAGAATGCCGGGGTTGTATGCAAGTTCTCTCATGATTTACTCTCCACGACCTGGTCAATAGCCATGCTAAGTGACATACCTAAAGTTTCGATATGCTGCTGAATATCCTGTAGCGTCTGCGCCTGAGATAACAGGATTTCACGGTTACATAACTCTTTAACCAGATGCTCAAACTTGCTGTAATAACCGATACGGCTTAGTGTTTCTTTCCCTGCATTCTCACCTTCTTTGATAATTCCTCTTTCACTAAGAATCAGGTCGTGTTTGGTTCCGGTAATAACGTATTTGCCGAGGTCGATGTTTAGCTTCATTGTTTTCATTGTTAATTCCTCAGTCATTACTGATAGCGCCATAACGTGAGCGGTAATTACGCAGGCGCGGGTCAATTTCAGGGAAGTGGGTATATGTGGCTTTGCGGAATGGTCGGATTGATGTCTGGTAAATTCGCTCGCGTTCTTCTTTCTCTGCAAGCCATATACAGTGGCGAAATTCCTTTTCCTCTTTCGTTTCCTGCGGTAGCGACATTATCAGGTCGTAGTTTTTTCTGAATTTATCCAGCACCTCCGATACGGAATTGCCGGAACAGCGGCGCGCGTCGTCCGCACCATACAGAGGCGCTGGCATGATTTTCTCCTGATTAAATTGCGTGAATAGCGTGACGAGGGAAGGGGAGAGTTACTGGTTCCTCGTCTGGGTAGATAGGTTTGTTATGTTTGTGCCACTCGACATGACATGACTTGCAGAGCCACATCACATCGGTTGGTTTGCTGTAGTCGCAGTGGTGCGCCTGTGGTTTACATTCTGATCCGCAGCACTCACATTGTGGTGGTCGGATTAGCTTACCGTCGCGCAAAAAATTACCCACAATGATGTGGGCTTTTCTTTTCCATGGGTTGCTCTGAATGAACCGCTTTTTGGCTGCGTTACACCGTTCTCTTCCGCGTTCCGATGATTGATATTCTCTCCTTGCTGATACTCGATGTGGCAATCCAGCGCGTTCTTTGTCGTATTCAGCCAGGCAAGCCCGGCAAGCGGCAGTTAATCCATCTCTGGATGCTCTTCTGATTTGAAAGTCCCTTTCTTCCTTCTGTTGATGGCATCTTGAGCAGATTTTCATATTCAGCTCCTAGAACGGAATATCCGAATCGTCGAAGTTCATAGGTGGTTCGCTGTGATTTCCCTGCTGCTGAGGTTGCTGTCTTTGTTGCTGACCATTATTTCGCTGAGGTGAAGACTGTTCATTGCCTCCTTGCTTGCCACCAAGCATTTGCATGGTTCCACCAACGCCCACGATGACTTCGGTAGTGAACCTATCCTGTCCGCTTTGATCCTGCCATTTTCTTGTCCGTAATTTGCCTTCAAGATAAACCTCAGAGCCTTTTCGCAGATATTCGCTGGCAATTTCTGCCAGTTTCCCGCTCATTACCACACGGTGCCACTCCGTCTGCTCCTTTTGCTCTCCAGTTTGCTTATCACGCCATTGTTCTGACGTAGCAACTGTAAGGTTTGCAAATGCCGTTCCTGATGGTGAATATCTGATTTCTGGATCATGCCCAAGGCGACCAATAATGATCACCTTATTTACGCCTCTACTTCCCATTTATGCCGCCTGTTTTAGTTCGTTAACTCTGATGTTCATTACCTGAACGCATTTAGCCTGCGCCTCCTCGTTGCCAGCCATTAATTGCCAGTCACGCTGATAACGCTCGATGAGTTTTTTCTTGTCAGTTTCTGTTGACGCATAATCGCTGAAGTCTTTCAGGATTTGTTCGCAGTCAACCGATGGAGATTTCTGGTTGGTATTTTCTGGTGATGGTTTGTTATCTGATGCTGGGATTGCCCATCCCGGCAGCGATGGAGGGAGCCAGTAAAATCCTGTTCCATCCTTCAGTTTTGCCCTGTGCCACCCCTGCTTTTTATCGAGAGATGTTTGTGCGAAACCTTCCTCAAGGTTATACAGATACCGACCGATTCCCCACTGAACGGCAGCACGCTTCATTGCACCGGAACGACCACCTTTTACGGCTTCTACCTGCGTGTTTTCAGCGGCATCCCATTTGGTTACCCATTCGGAATCAATCTTGATTGATATGCCGCATTCAACTCCGCCGTTGTTGGGAATATCGCGGTATTCATTGCGCCATCCTGCTTTGCCGCAAACATCGTCCAGGCGTTTCATGATTGCCCGGTTCGTGACATAAGCCAGCACCATAGCCCACACCTTGCCATCGCGTGTTTTACCGCTTTGCTGTATTCGCCATTCGATATCTTCAGGGCTGAATGGCTCATCGAATTTATTCAAATCCATAATTCACCTCAGAATGGTAATTCGGATGGGGAGGAAAGAAATTCGCGCTCATTCATGCGCTCTCTTTGTGCTTGCCATAAACAAAGTTGTTTCTTTGATTTATCTCCCGCTTTACGCCAGTAACGAGCCTCAGCAATGTGATATTCTCTTTTTAATCGACTTAACTCTGGAGTTTTCGCCAGCTCTACCGGAATCATTTAGACCTCCATTTTCTGTAGGCTTCGACGGCCTCACGAAACATCTTTTCATCGCCAATAAAAGTGGCGATAGTGAATTTAGTCTGAATAGCCATAAGTGTTTTATCCATTTTTTGGAACTCCTGGCTGATTAAGTACGTCGATGAGTCGTTTCCATCCGTCACGTAATTTACGGGTGATTCGTTCAAGTAAAGATTCATTTAGTTGGAAGGCACCCATGCGAGCGCCTCCCGCGATTGCGTAAATCATGGGTGGTTCCTTATGTTGGTTTTATTAGTAGGTTATTTTTGTTGCGAATACTTCGCCTTTTACGATGGCTGTTATGATATTTTTAGCAACATCTTCTGATGCGCCAACCTTGATAAGGTCAGCAAGTATTTTGTTATTTACTTCTTTTCGGTGAGCTTTATCCTTTGCTCTACACTCTTCTTCTTCCTTGATTCTTTTTTCTTCTGCTATTCTGGCTTGCTCTTTTGCTTCAGCCTCGCGCCGGATTCGTTCAGCCTCCTCCTGTGCTTTTCGGCGTTCTGCTTCAATTGCCGCATGCTTTTCTCTTTCAGCTCGTTCTGCTGCCTCTTTTGCTTCGCGCTGTGCTCGTTGCTCGGCTTCAATGCGTTCACGCTCTGCACGTTCCGCTGCGGCCTTAGCTTCTGCTTCTCGCCTTGCTGCTGCTTCAATTTCGGCTTTTGCCTTTGCTTCGGCTTCAGCTCTGGCTTTCTCTTCAGCTTCTCTTTTTAAGCGTTCTTCATGCTCTCGCTTTTCCTGCTCCGCTTTGAGTCTTGCCTCTTCTCTTTGGCGGTCAAATTCGCGATCCATCAAAATCGCTATTTCATGGTCAGACTCAATTTGCTTTGCGAGAGCTTCAGCTGCTGCCCTAGCTTCTTCTTCGGCTTTAATCCGCGCCTGTTCTTCCTCATAATCAGTAAGAGGCTGGCGTGCCTTGGCTTTCAGCTCATCAAGGCGATCACGCACTGTCTTGCGGTTGGCATCAATTAGCTTTGGAATTTCCTTCAGTTCAGCAACAAGGTCTTTGCCAAGACCATCGAGATATGTTTTCGTCTGCGCAACTTTATACGCCAGAGAAGCGATCTCCTTTCTGCCCTTTGCCGTTGTGATATCAGGCACAAAGGACATAACTTCACGTTCAACCTTTTGAAGGATTTCTTCAATCTGGCCGGCAGACTGAAATACAGTCATTGCATTTGCTTTTTCAATAACAACTAAATCTGTTACTTCACTCATATATCCTCCGTCAAAAAAATTGCCCTCACACTGGAGGGCAAAGAAGATTTCCAATAATCAGAACAAGTCGGCTCCTGTTTAGTTACGAGCGACATTGCTCAGTGTATTCACTCGTTGGAATGAATATACAGTGCAGTGTTTATTAGTATGCCTGTCTTTTAACCACATCAGGCTCGGTGGTTCTCGTGTACCCCTACAGCGAGAAATCGGATAAACTCTATTCACCCCTACAGAGAGCAAAAGAGAAACGCCGATGAACAACTCATGGTGGCAGGAACTAATGCATTTTTTCCTGCAAGGAATGACACTTAAACAGTTGATTCATATGCTAATCATCCTAATCATATTGATTATTGTTATGCCTGTAAGCGTAAAAGAATGGATAAACCTGCATAATCCAGAAATCCTTCCTCATTACTGGATGTATTACATCCTGTTGTTTTGCGTTAGCTATGTGCTTAACGGCGTTGTTAATTCCGCTTATCACGCTGTGACTGAAAGAATTGAGATATTCGCTGCTCAGAAGCGCAAATCTAAAGAAGAGAAATACGTGCAAGATTTGTTTGATTCGTTAACTCTTGGAGAAAGAGCGTATTTGGCATTCGCTGTAGCCGCTAATAACCAGCTAAAGACAGAAAAGGGAAGCCCTGAAGCAATCTCATTGCTCGAAAAAGGGCTTCTTATTCGGGTACCTTCTGCTACTGGATATCCTGAAATCGACCGTTTTGTTATCCCGGAACGCTATAGAAATGAGTGCTACATTAGGTTTGCTGGGAAGAAAGACAGTCTTATGGATGAACTTATCGCTCAGGATAAGCATGGCAAAAACAAGTAATTAGCAAATTAATTTATCATCTCGCCGTCAGTTGTTTTGATTTCCGGTAGCCTGCCGCGTAAATGGCTACGTTTGGCAGGCAAATACTTCCACTGCATTCATCTGCCTTCTTGCAGCGAAGGCTTCCGAGTGATGCTGCTTTGTCTGCTCTGACGCAACCAGAGAGCTTTAGCGCAATTTTTCGCGCCAGTCGCTGTTCTTGCATTGCCTGCTCACGTTGAGCCTGTCTGCGTGCTCTGCGGCGATTTCTGGCGTTATCGTCAGCCAGATATGTAATGACTACTGCCATGTTGACCTCCGATGATTGACTTTGGCGGTGACGCGCCGGGTGCTTATCTTCCGGTTGCCGTCGTGCAGCTGCACTTCACGTCACCCCAAAGCCAACTACTCTTTGGTTCCCGCATTTCGGCGGGACAATCCCATCAATGTTAAAGAGCCTGCCAATCTGTTCCGTTTGGCTACCAGCGTCCTGCTGATGGCTAAAGAATACTGTAGGTATTTTATTGTGTAAATACCCAAGGTATTTATTTTTGGTGAAATAATGATAAGCAAATGAATACAAAGGATATTTATTTTTTTCGGTGTCTGCTTGTTCAGTGCTTTTTATGCGGGATATGTGAAGTGGATCCCGATAGCTATTGCTGCCGGGATTATAGGTTAGTCAGCGAAGGTTAAGACGAGAATTACCTTAATGATGTCTGCTACAACAGACACGGCCATAGATAAACCAAAGACGATCCAAGCCACAGTGATGTCTTCACTACCATCGTATAGAGTTCCGTAATCACTGGTGTAAGGCGTAAATGTCGCGCCTTGATACAATAGGTATAAGCTTGATCCATAGAGGATAAATGCAGATATCCCTTGTATTGCTATGATCACAAGAATCATGAAACGAGCTGATCTATGCGCCCAAGCCTGGCTTATTTTTTCTGATAGAGATTTCGCAATAAAAGCATGCGCTAAGCCGTAAATTGTCGAGATTGCCAACATCCCAAAAAAGCTTGCTATAGCGGTTCCAACCATAAGCGCCCCTTGCGTGATCAAACCAGCCTTAGTTTTGTCTCAATTGCAACGCCTATAATCTTGCAGTTTCCATTGATTGGCACGAGAGGCCATGCAGGATTAAGTCCCTTGAGGTATTTATTTCCGCCGTCGATTATCAGCTTCTTGAATGTTGCTTCGTTAGAGTCAGAAAGTTTTGCTATGACCAAGCTGCCGTTGATCGCCTCCCTTCCGGTATCGAAAAGAACGAATGTTCCCTCTGGAATGCTTAACCCAACCGGTGCCGTCATTGAATCACCTTCCACTTTAAGCCAAAACGCATTACCTTGAATATGCGCGTCAGACTCAAGCCAAACATCTATGTCTTTAATGGTGTATGGTTCGCATGCTTCACACCACGAGCCAGCCTGGATACTGCTTAACACCGGATACCTCTTTCCTGCTCTGTATTCCCCTGCATACCTTACGTTGGCATCGCTCTTAAGGCTTTCTGCCTGTTCTGCAACCTTGGCAGCAATTGACTGGCTAAAATCAGCAATTGAGACTTGCAACAATCGTGCAAAACCAGATGCAACCTCAACGTTTAGCGCGTTTCTGCCATTAAGATAATGCCCTACCGCTCCTTGGGTGATACCAAGTTCATCAGCGATTGAGTATTGGGTTATTCCCAATTCTTTCTTTTTTGACTCATACAAAGCCTTAAGACGCTTAGCGTCTTCGAGCTGTTCTGTCGTCAGTGATTTTTTATTTTCCATAGCTTAATTCTAATAGCTAAGGTACTTAAACTAAAAATACCCTAAGTATTGATTGCTTTGAATACCTGTAGTATTCTTTGTTCATGGTTAATAACGGAGAGTGCATATGATTCGAATGACACTTGCCGATTACGCCAAAATCCATGGACAGGCTAAAGCAGCCAGTGACTTTGGTGTAATCCAGTGCGCTATCAGCAAGGCCATTCTGGCAGGCCGTAACATTATGGTTACGGTAAAGCCTGATGGCAGTGTGATTGGAGAGGAAGTTCGTCCTTTCCCAAGCAACAAGAAAAACAAATAGTAACACCGCTCTTTAACAGTCATGGTCCTCATTCCCGCCGAAATGCGGGAATACAACGCGCACAAGTTGATGCGCATAACTTCTTATTAGTTAAGGAAATACTTACATATGCAACTTACAAGTACTCGCAAGAAAGCGAATGCAATTACAAGCAACATCCTGAATCGAATTGCTGTACGTGGTCAGCGAAAGGTTGCCGACGCGTTAGGGATTAATGAATCGCAAATTTCGCGATGGAAAGACAGCTTCATCCCAAAAATGGGAATGCTTCTGGCTGTTCTTGAATGGGGTGTTGAAGACGAGGAGTTGGCGGAACTGGCTAAGAAAGTAGCAAGAATGCTGACAAAAGAAAAAGCCCCGAAGAACGGCGAATTCTTCGAGGCCTGATGTAGAAAGACTGGATCAATCCACAGGAGTAATTATGACAAAACAACTCAGTCCTTACCAGGACAAAATTCACAAACACATACTACGTGATCGCTTCCTGTCCAGCTTCAAGCAGCCTGGTCGATTCCGGGCTGAGTTGGAAAAAGTGAAGCTGATGCAGAAGGAGAAAGGTCATGAGTAATCTTGCAACCGTAACACATTTAAGGCCTTCACAACGGCCTGTGGAGCGTCGTGTGGCAGAAGTTGAAGATGGTTATACCCGTCTTGCAAATGCCCTGTATGAAGAGCTTATCGGCGCTGATTTAACGAAAAATCAGAGCAAGGTTGCCCACGCCATATGCCGTAAAACATACGGCTACGGTAAAAAGATGGATCGCATCTCTGATAGTCAGTTAGCTCAAATTACCAGGCTGCCAAGACAGAAGGTAAACAAGGCCAAGAATGAGCTTATCGCGATGAAGGTTATCCTTCGCGAAGGCCAGCAAATCGGGCCTAACAAGAACATCGAGGAATGGCAAATCGAAGGGTGTCACTACTCTGGTGATAATGTCACTGCATTGGTGACAAAAAGTGTCACCAAAACGGTGACAGCGCTGTCACCAAAACAGGGACACACAAAAGAAACTATTACAAAAGAAAAAAGAAATAATAAAAACACTATGTCCGAAAGTGTTCGGACGGAGTGTGAAAAATCACATGACCGTCACGAAGAAACCGACAAGGCATTCGAGGAAATATTCTGGTGTGCAGGCATGCGGAAAGCCGGGAAGAAAAACGCAGCTTCGGCATTCAGAACACAGTTCAGGGAATGGCGTAAAACTACCAGGGGTACGGCAAGCGAGTTTGCCACGATGCTGGCAGAAGACATCGCATGCAGGAATGGTAAGCAGTTCGGATTCGACAGGTTGTTACCATCGAGCTACCTGAACGGTCAACGCTGGAACGACGAGAAGCCAGAAACTATTCAACCACAATCCAAACCATCATCCGCAATCACCGTATCGAAAACTGGCTACGTGTTTTTCGACAGGTGAACCATGAAATCAAAAATCAAATCGCTACTGGTCGCTGGTTATAACCACGGCTGGTTAAGTATTTCGTTTGTAGATTTCTGGTTTAAAAATCTCAATCTGAGGGAATCATGAGGCCAAGTGAACTTAGCGACCTGCTTTGGGCGCAGGTTGACAGGGTGGCTCCGCACCTGTTGCCAAACGGCAAGAAAGAGGGGCATGAGTGGGTTGCCGGTAACGTCAACGGTGACAAGGGAAACAGCCTTAAGGTCAACCTTAGCGGCAAGAAAAAATGGGCTGATTTCGCTGAGGGAGACGGCGGTGACATGCTTGATTTGTGGATGGCATGTCGTGGAATTAACCTGCATCAGGCTATGCAGGAAGCGAAAGCCTTTCTCGGAATCAAGGATGACGATCACCATTTCGATGCCAAACGTGAGAAGAAATTCTCCAGACCTGACCGCAAGAAAATCGCCCGCTACGTTACCAGAACAGAATCCCATCTTGAGTACCTGCAATCGCGTGGCATATCGCCAGAAGTCGTAAAGCGCTACGAGGTTGTCAGCGGCAAGGTGTGGAATGGAGAACGAGAACTTGATGCACTGGTGCTTCCGTACAAACGCGATGGTGAGTTGTTGCAGGTCAAGCGAATCAGCACTGAGCGCCCGGACGGGAAGAAAGTCATTATGGCAGAAGGTGATTGTGAACCTTGTCTGTTCGGATGGCAGGCTCTGGACGCTGGCGTGAGGGCGGTTGTACTTTGCGAAGGCGAAATTGATTGTATGAGCTATGCGCAATACGGCATCTCGGCGTTATCCGTGCCGTTTGGTGGCGGGAAAGGCGCTAAGCAACAGTGGATTGAGTTTGAGTATCACAATCTCGACAGGTTTGAGGAAATATTCATCTCGATGGACGTTGATGATGTTGGTCGTGAAGCCGCAATGGAAATCGCAAGCCGACTCGGTGAACATCGTTGCCGTCTTGTTACTCTGCCGTACAAAGACATCAACGAATGCCTGATGAACGGTGTTACCGAGGATGAAATCTGGCAGTACATCGGCACGGCATCCTACTTCGATCCTGAAGAACTCTACAGTGCGCGAGAGTTTTACCAGGACACTATCAACGCTTTCTACGGCAAGCAGCAATATCTGTTTAATCCACCGTGGGAATCTCTGGCAGATAAATTCCAGTTCCGTGAGGCAGAGTTGACGCTGGTCAATGGTGTGAACGGTCACGGAAAAACGGAGGTTGTCGGGCATATGGCACTTGAGGCAATGCGTCAGGGTGTGAAGACGTGCATCGCGTCACTTGAGCTGAAGCCAGGCATTCTCCTTAAGCGACTTACCCGTCAGGCGACGTGCTGCAAGATGCCGCCAGTGCTGGAAATTGACTCTGCATTTAAATTTTATGACGAAAGACTTTGGGTGTTTGGCCTGACCGGAACGGCGAAAGCCGACAGGCTGATCGAAATATTCGACTACGCTCGCCGCCGATACGGGATCCAGTTATTCATCATCGACAGCCTGATGAAATGTGGCATAGGCGACGATGACTATAACGGGCAGAAGGCGTTTGTTGACTCGATTTGCGACTTCAAAAACAAAACAAACTCCCACGTCATTCTCGTTACTCACTCGCGAAAAGGAGACAGCGAAGAAAAACCAACCGGGAAAATGGACGTAAAAGGCTCTGGAGCGATAACAGACCTGACAGACAACCTTTTCATCATCTGGCGTAACAAGGCTCGCGAGAGAGCGTTACAGAGAGTTCAGAGTGGTGAAAAGATGTCAGAGAAGGACGAACAGTTACTGGCATCTCCGGCATCTGTTTTGATGCTTGAAAAACAACGTAACGGCGAAGGTTGGGAAGGTGGTGTCCCGTTGTTCCTTGACGAGCAATCGCACCAGTTCCTGCAACTTGAATCAGGATCGCCATATAGCTACATCGCCAATATGCCGAAATCGGAATATGACGAGGCGTGGCGACAGGAAAACGTGACGGAGTATTAAATGACCATCTACATCACTGAGCTAATAACAGGGGCTATTTACACAGTAGCCCTTTTTTATTGGATTAAGAACGAGGGGGATCCTGATGGACACCGTTAACGGAATGTGTTCAGACGCACCGCGTGCCAAAAAATGTAAATGCGGAAAATCACCGACAATATTCGACATGGAGAACGGGTGCCAAATCTACTGCGCTAACCACGCCGCTGTGGCGGCCGCGAATTATCGCAGTGCGGTAACGGAGTGGAATAACCTGAAATCTGTTAGAGAGGGAAGTCATGAAAAAACTAACCTTTGAAATTCGATCTCCAGTACATCAGCAAAACGCTATTCACGCAGTACAGCAAATCCTTCCAGACCCAACAAAACCAATCGTAGTAACCATTCAGGAGCGCAACCGCAGCTTAGACCAAAATCGGAAGCTTTGGGCTTGCCTTGGTGACGTTTCGCGTCAGGTTGAATGGCATGGTCGCTGGCTGGATGCAGAAAGCTGGAAGTGTGTGTTTACCGCAGCATTAAAGCAGCAGGACGTTGTTCCTAACCTTGCCGGGAATGGCTTTGTGGTAATAGGCCAGTCAACCAGCAGGATGCGTGTAGGCGAATTTGCGGAGCTATTAGAGCTTATACAGGCATTCGGTACAGAGCGTGGCGTTAAGTGGTCAGACGAAGCGAGACTGGCTCTTGAGTGGAAAGCGAGATGGGGAGATCGGGCTGCATGATAAATGTCGTTAGTTTCTCCGGTGGCAGGACGTCAGCATATTTGCTCTGGCTAATGGAGCAAAAGCGACAGGCAGGTGAAGACGTGCATTACGTTTTCATGGATACAGGGGCAGAGCACCCTAAAACATATGAGTTCATCCGAAATATCGTCAGTAACTGGAAAATAGACTTACATTGCCTTCGTGTAATACCTAATCCAGAAATGGGGAAGGCCAGTAGTTATGAAGAGATAGGTGTCAATGATATTGGTCCAGATCTTATACCGTGGAAAAGGATGTTGAATAAATACGGACATCCATATATCGGCGGTGCGTTCTGTACCGACAGAATGAAGTCTGTTCCATTCACCAAATATTGTCAGGAAAAGTTTGGGAAAGGAAATTTCATCACATGGCTTGGCATTCGCACAGATGAACCAAACAGGCTTAAAAGGGCTAATGGTTTTCGGTACCTGGCTGATATAAGCGATTTTGAAAAACAGGATGTGCTTGATTGGTGGAGTGAGCAGAAGTTTGATCTTGGCATACAGGAGCATCTTGGTAATTGTGTTTTCTGCATAAAAAAAAGTATGCAAAAGGTGGCGCTGGCAGCCATGGATGAGCCAGAACTTGCAGATGCATTTATCAACATCCTTGATACAGAAATAAAAACAGGAAAGGTAGACTGGCCCCCTGAATCTCCAGACAACCAATATCACTTAAATAAGTGA